AGATTTGGACGTAAATGGGGCTGACCCGCGCACGCACGCTGAAATAATGATCGGCAAGATTGAAAGCATCTTGCAAGGCAAGGCTGATGCTGACGTTTCTAGCTATAGCATCAACGGGCGGTCATTGACAAAAATGTCGTTCCAAGATTTGATCGAAGCGCGTGACTTTTACCGCAAAGAATATGTTAAGGAACGCCGCACAGAAGATGCGCGGAACGGCTATCGGTCAAGTCAAACCATCTTGGTGAGGTTTTAACTATGGGCATCTTTGACTTTTTCAAAGCGAAGCCCCAGCCACGCAAGGCGGTTCGGGCGTTTCACGGGGCTGACACTGGCCGACTATTTAGTGATTTTGTATCTAGCAGCCGGTCGGCGGACAGCGAAATTAAGCCATCATTGCGCGTTTTGCGGGATCGTTGCCGCGAAATCAGCCGCAACCATCCATATGCCAAAAGATATTTGCAGATTATGTCGACAAATGTGGTCGGCGCAAACGGCGTGCGGATACAGGTTCGCAAGCGCAATGACGACAATTCACTAGACAGCGTAGGCAACCGCATCATCGAGCAAGCGTGGGCGCAATGGGGTCGGGCTGGTTTCTGCACAGTAGATGGCCGCGTTTCTTGGGTGCAAGCGCAGCGGCTGTTTATGGAGACGCTGGCGCGTGATGGCGAAGTGCTAATCCAAAAGATCAAGAACCCAGCCGGAAACCCATTCGGCTTTTCGCTAAAGTTTTTAGAGGCTGACTATCTTGATGAGGGCTATGACGCACGATTGTCAAACGGCAATGAAGTCCGGATGGGCGTTGAGTTGGATCGACGCACCGGCAAGCCGCTAAACTATTATCTGTTTGAAGATCATCCGCATCACGATCAAGGATACGGCAGCAAGACAAAGCGGCATCATAAGATTGTGCCAGCCAGCGAGATTATTCATTGCTATCTGCAAGACCGCGCTGGGCAGACCCGTGGCGTGCCTTGGATGAGCAACGTTTTGACCCGCTTAAAGATGCTGGACGGTTATGAAGAGGCGACGCTTGTAAATGCGCGGGTTGCCGCATCAAAGATGGGCTTTTTCACCAGCCCAGAGGGCGATGGCTTTGTCGGCGACGATTACGACAATAACGCGCCAATAATGTCAGCGGAGCCAGCCACGTTTACGCAGTTACCGGCTGGAATGTCATTTACCGCCTTTGACCCGCAAAACCCGACTGACAGCTTTGCGGAGTTTGAAAAAGGCATATTGCGCGGGATCGCGTCCGGCCTTGGGGTCAGCTATGTATCGCTGGCGAATAACCTTGAGGGCGTTAGCTATAGCAGTATCCGGCAAGGCACAATCGAAGATCGCGACCATTTCAAGATGGTGCAGCAATTTATGATCGACCAGTTTATTGATCCGGTTTATCGCGCTTGGCTGGAAATGGCTATCACTGTTGGCCGCGTAAACCTGCCAATGGGCAAATATGATCTGTTTGCAGATCAAGTTATTTACCGGCCACGCGGCTTTGCTTGGGTTGACCCAGCTAAAGAGATCAACGCCAGCGTCACTGCACTGAATAACGGCATCGTCAGCTTGCAAGATGTGCATAGCCAATATGGCCGCGATACCGAAGAAATCTTTGAACAAATTAACCGCGAAGCGGAACTTGCTGATCGTTATGGCATTGATACCGCTTTCCAGCCGTTTGGCACAAAAGCACCAGTGCCAGCAATTGTTGAGGAAGGGGCTGAAGATGTCTGAAATTGAACCAATTGAAAATAGCGATGAATTGGTGGATAATGCACCAATGGAAAACGAACAAACACATATTGAAGAACGCTTTGACCGTGGTGAACTTATGCACCGCGCTGGTGCGGCTGAAATGGTTGAAGAAGATGACCGCCGCATCAGAATGTCGATTTCATCTGAAGAGCCTGTCGAGCGTTCTTTCGGGTTAGAGGTTTTGCGTCATAGCGATGGCGCAGTAGATTTGTCAAGGCTAGATAGTGGTCACGCACCATTGTTGCTAGACCACGATTTGACAAAGCAAATTGGCGTTATTGAACGCACTTATTTGGATCAATCTGATCGCCGGTTGCGGTCTGTGGTTCGCTTTGGAAAAAGCGCGCTGGCTCAAGAAGTGTATCAAGATGTCAAGGATGGGATACGAAGCAATGTCAGCATCGGTTATCAAATCCGAGAAATGGAACAAAAGAACGAACGCGATGGGACAGTCGCAATTAGCTCGTGGGTTCCGTATGAAGCCAGTATTGTTAGTGTACCAGCCGATGCCGGTGTGGGCGTAAACCGCAATGCTGAAATTATCGAACCAGTGATTAAACAAAAGGAGACAACAAAAATGTCTGAAGTAAATCACGACGAAATCCGCGAAGCAGCCGCTGAAGCAGCGAAGCGCGATTTCCAAAAGAATGCCAGCGAGATCATCAATCTTGCTGTTAAACACAATCGGCGTGATCTAGCCGATAAAGCTATCGGCGAAGGTCAGTCTGTTGCACAATTCCGCGCAACATTGCTGGACGCTATCGGCGAAGGTAAGCCACTTGAGCAGTCAGCCGGTGCGGTTGATATGTCAGCTAAAGAGCAGCGCGACTATAGCTTTATGAAAGCTGTTCGTGGTCTAGTAAATGGTTCTGGCCTTCAAGGTCTTGAGCGTGAGGTTTCTGAAGAAATCGCAAAGCGTCAAGGTCGTGAAGCACGCGGCTTTTATGCGCCAGACAGTTTCTGGGGCGGTCGTCGTGACCTGACTGTTGGCACAAACTCCGCTGGCGGTTTCTTAAAGCCAACCGATCATATGGGCGACCAGTTTGTTGATGCTCTGCGTGCGCGTTTGGTATTCTCTGACCTTGGTGCGCGGTTTATGACCGGTCTGCGTGGCGACGTTGCTATTCCAAAGCTGGCAACTGGCGTTTCTGCCGGTTTTGTGGCTGAGAACGGCGCAACATCTGAGGTAAACGCTGTTTTCTCACAGATCACAATGTCACCAAAGTCATTGGGTGCTTTCACAGACATTAGCCGTTTGCTGATGATCCAATCTGACCCATCTGTTGAGCAGATCGTGCGTGACGACCTCTTAAATGCTGTGGCTCAAAAAATTGAGGACGTGGCTATTGAGGGCGGCGGTTCTAACGAGCCAACCGGCATCATCGGAACAGCCGGTATCGGTTCAGTTGCAATCGGAACCAATGGTGGCGCACTGACTTGGGATGCCATCACTGACCTTGTTAAAGAGGTTGAGGTTGACAACGCTGCGATCAATGGCAATACGCTTGCCTATTTGACCAACCCAAAAGTTAAGTCTCATATGGCTTCAACACCAAAGGTTGCTTCAACTGACAGCGTTATGCTTCTGGATGCGCCTTGGAACAGCCTATATGGTTATGATCTTGCTGTTACCAATAACGTGCCGTCAGACCTTACAAAAGGCACACTGACAACTGCTAGTGCGTTGATTTATGGCGATTTTTCACAATTGCTAATCGGTTTCCATTCTGCGGTTGATGTATTGGTTGATCCGTACACAGGCGGTTCAACTGGTGCAGTACGCATCCGCGTAATGCAAGAGATGGACATTGCTGTTCGTCACGCACAGTCATTCGCTGCGTGTCTCGACATTGATGCCTAACTAAACTGACGGGGCGGCGCAAGTCGCCCTGTCTTTCCCATAGGGGTCTAGTATGAAAATTAAATGCAAGCGGAATATTCTTATCGGCGGTAAAGCGCACGTTGTTGGCGATATTGTCGAGGTTACTGAAAACGTGGGGCTTGATCTTGTCAATACTGGCAAGGTCGAGGTTTATGAAGAAAAGCAAGGCATCACTGATCGGGCAATTGGCCTAACAAAGAAATCAGCGGCCAGCCTAGTAAAGCGGAACACAAAGAAAAAATGACAATCAAACTTGTTAAAATTACAACGTTAAAAGACTGCCAAGCGGGTTCAGTCGGAATTATGCTTGCCGGTGAAGATCACGATGTTCGTCAAGATGAGGCGAACAAGCTGATTGATCGCGGCTATGCAAAACTATGGTCGGCCAAAGTGGCTAAAGTGGCTAAAGTGGACGCTGACTAATGGCAGTCGAAACCGCAGATGATCGCGCAATCTTTGTTGGCGTTGATGATTTCGGGGTTGCGGCGACCTATAATGCGACCACGATCAATGGCATCTTTGATAATGATTTTGTCGAGGTTGACGCTGGCGGGGGCGTTGGCTTTGCACTGCAACAGCCGCGATTTGTTTGCCGCACCGCAGACGTTAGCACCGCAGCCGAAGGCGACACTATTACGATCAACGCGGTGGCCTATACGATCCGGATTGTGCAGGATGACGGCACTGGTATGACCACGCTGGTATTGGAGAAACAATAATGGCGCACGTCCGGCAGCAAATCCGCGACCAGATCGTGACAACATTAACGGGATTGGCGACTACCGGAAGCAACGTATTCCGCAGCCGTATCTTTCCACTTGAACAGACAAAGTTGCCAGCTTTATGTATTTTTACCAAGAGCGAAGCGACCGAATTTGATACAATCACGCTGGCGCGTTCGGTAAATCGGGTTTTAGACGTTGCCGTTGAGGCATATGTTATTGGCACAGCGAATTACGATAATGCGCTGGACACTATTGCGGTTGAGGTTGAAGAGGCCATTGCCGCTGATGTAACGCTAAACAATCTGGCAAAAGATGCACAGGTTGTTGCGTTTGAAGCTGACTATTCGGGCGATGGCGAACAGCCGG